CTTTACCATCTTTTCTTCGTTGATACTGAGTTGCAGAAAATGTTTGGTTACTTCGTCCGCCAAAAATTACATTAATTAAAATAGAACTTGCGGTTGTTACTCTTTGAATATATCTATGCATTGAGTTCTTCTAAATCCTTCATAAACTGCTTCGTTGTATTGGTTTTCTTCCAATAATTTAATTCTTTTTCTGCCTCTTTAATCTCTTTTTCAAGAGCCTTAACCATTTCTTGTGTAAGACTCATAATGTTAATACGAAGGCAACGTTCTACGTCGTCAAGATTGCGTTGTGCTGATGTGCACTTATAAATCTGTTCAGCCACATCATTTTTCTTTTTATCTTTAAACTCAATTTTATTATCAAGAACTGCTTGAATAAATTCCATTTTAACCGTTAACCAACGCCCAAGCTCTTCCTCTTCTTTTCTTCGAAGGTCAATGCGCTTTTGAAGTATTTCTGTTCTATATTTACAGAAATCTTTAATCAGTTCACGTTCATCATCATATTCGCGGAGCTTACCTTCGAAGTCAATAACCGTAAGGTTCTCATTTAAAGGCTTACTCAATTTGAATTTACGAATAATCTTTTCATTTGTCCAAGATGACGAACCAGATTGCTTTAGTTTAATCTCAAACTTAAAACCTGTTTTATCACAAAGATCCTCATATGAAACAATTTCATTTTCTTCTTCAAGCTTGTCAAGAATTTTAACGTATGACTCGCGATCAAATCCGTATGGAACTTCTGTGATTGTTAGAACAGTTTTACTTTTCTTTTCATATGTGCCATAGACAACATGTTTGTTTTCAATAGGATCATACTCAACAGTCCCATTAAATTCTGGAAAAGTAATCGGAAGTCGTTTACCAATATTTCCATATTGGATATACTCTTTACAGGCGTCGGTAATGTCTTGAGCAGATCGTGGAAGAATGTTTGTAGCAAATCCGGTTGCAATACCTTTGGTTCCATTTGCCAATACGAGAGGAATGACTGGAAGATAAAATGCAGGTGGCTCGTGCTCAGGATCCGCATGAACAGGTGACAACTCTAGATCTTTAATGTACTTATTAAAATTCTCATGAACTCGAGTATAAACATAGCGAGCGGCGCCGGCCTCTTGGACGAGCCGAGTTCCAAATGAACCTCGCCCTTCTACCAAACAAACATTATTATTCCAAGAGGCCGCCATCAGCTGCCCTGCACCCGCCGCAGAAGCTTCACCGTGGTTATATCCATAATCGGAAATAATACCGGCGACTGCTGATACCTTTTTAAAATCTCGCTTAGAGTTTAAAAGAGATGAGTAGAGATAGAACCGTTGAACTGGTTTTAATCCATCAATCATATTTGGAATGGCACGAGACTCAACAGTGTACATTGCAAACGAAAGCCATTCGTTTTTAGCTACTTGTGAGATTGGGTACTCGTTTTCCGCTTTTGTAAATTCAAGAATGTTCAATTTTTTCCCTCATTTCTTCGTATTCAAGCCATAACCATATTTGCATCATAATACCAATAATGTTAAATGTCAATAGATGAAACACTCCCATCCATGAAAAAAGTGCAACTACAAGATAATCGTACCACCTAAGCAAACATATAATCCTTTCGCAATTGACTTTCTTTGCCAAACATCATTTGGAAAATGTCTGCATCGTCAACAGTTACAGTGTCATACTTGGGATTATTAATAATCTTATCATATTCTTCTTCAGTCAAGCTGCCAAGACCTTTAATATACCGATGTTTCCAACCAGAGTCTTTTGTTTTAAACTCATTGGCTTCTTCATAGGTATAGAACCATTTAACATCTGAGCCTTTGGTTGAAATCATAATAGGCGTGCGTGTGATTTTAACTCGTTTCTCTGTAAGTAATCGAGGCCAAAACTTGTAAAAGAATGCAATCAGCAATGGGCTAATATGACCAATGCCATCATGGTCAGCATCTGTTAATGTAGCAATATGTTCATATGTCATATTGTCGATACTATTAGGGTTATTAATGTCAAGCCCTAGAACGGCGACGAGCTCTGATAGTTCTTTATTTTTAAGAACCTCAGCAGGTTTCATATCCCAAGTATTCATAATAACACCTCGAAGTGGATATGCACCAACTAAATCAGGATCACGAACCTTAAGCAAAAACCCCATAGCAGAGTCACCTTCGACAATCTTAAGAGTTGCGTTTGGTTTATTAGCTGCAATGTGTTTTGCTACTTTAACTTTTCTCAAACCTTTTTGAGCCAAAGTGGCGGCTCGTTTGTCGGCTGCAATTTTCTTAGCTAACTGAGCTTCAATAATTGGATCAATAATTGAAGGAGTGTTTAGAATTTTCTTAGCAAAATAATTTGCATCTTTAATTCCAGCAGCAATTGCATGTTCGCGAACGTTAGCTGTAGAATTGGTTAAACGTTCCTTTGTTTGGCTGTCAAACTTTGGATTGATAAAGTTTCGAGCAAACATTACGAATGTCAATCCATTTTTAATAGTAGATCTGACAACTTCAATTTTATGTTTACGCTTAATCATAAGCATAAGTTCATCTGCAATTGTATTAATAATAAAATCTACATAAGATCCACCCTGGCGGGTATTAACACCATTTACAAATGAGTTAGAACGGAAGCCATCCTCGGATGTTCCAATAAAGAACGACAAGTTGTCTTGTTTTTCAAGGATTGCTTCGTCAGTAAACATCTCAGAATACTTTTTAAGGTTATTTACCTTAATTTTCTTTTTGTTAAACGAGAAAGTGATTTCTGGGAAAGCCATTTGTAAACTTATAAGGCGATCCTCAACTAAAGCAATGGTATCGTGTTCATCGAGGCTGTTACATTCAAACAGTCCAAAATCTGGAGTGAATGAAACCTCAGTACCATTACCTACTTTATCACTATATTTTTCTTTAATAGTCTCTGCTCCGTTTGCACATGTAACGGTTAGCATTTTTCCATTAGACCATGTTTTACCAATAAACTTTGATGATAAGAAATTAGTAGCAGCGGAGCCAACCCCATTTGTACCAATAGTAACTCGGTTATCGTCAAAGCTTGTACCAGCATTTACGCGAGTCCAAGCAGCTGTTGCTCGGGCTATTTTTGAGTCTGTGGTCTCGTCATAAACTTCCTCGTGTGGAATACCACGACCATTGTCTGTGACTGTAATTGAATTATCTAATTTAATAGAAACATCAATTTTATTTGCATACTGAAAATTTGTACGAATTGCTTCGTCAATAGCGTTGTCCAAAATTTCGTCAATCATTTTTGACAAAGCTGGAACTGACTTCACTATACCCCATTTTCCCATAACAAAACGTTCAACCGGCTCGAGCGCGGAAGAACCCATGTACATTCCAATTCGCTCACGAACGTGTTGGCGAGCCGTAAGTATCTTAAATTGTTCGGTCAAATTTTACTCCATACTTTAGAATCTATTTTATACTATACTGATTCTATCTATCTGTCAACCATTAAATTTTACCAATCCAATGTGTACAGTCATCGCAAGGATCGTCGAACTGATAACATCGATAGTCCTCTTGCATATGTATACCTTTCGGTTGTTGCTGGCTATTTATAAATACTAATACAATTTTTCAAAATGTCAACAGGAAACAATATGCCAGTTACAAACTACTTTTCTCCTATATCATTCGAAGTAACGATTGCTCGGATGCCAAACATTGAATTTTTTGTTCAAAGGGCTCTTATTCCATCTTTGATTACAAACCCTGTGCCTATATCTAATCCAATGCAAACACTATATCAAACCCCAGATAGATTAACTTATACTGAATTTGATTTAGGATTTGTGATTGACGAGCAAATGAATAATTATTCTGAAATCTTAGATTGGATGAAAGGTACGAGTTATCCTGAAAGAACAGATCAATTCAAAAATTTAAAAGCATCAAAAGAAGGTATCGTTTCAGATATTACAATGATTATTAATAATAGCCATAAAAACGCTAACAAAAAATTTGTTTTTACTGACTGCTTTCCAATCGCTTTATCGTCAGTTTCTTTAGACGTCAGACAAACTGATATTGTTTATCCAGAGGCCACAGCCACCTTTAGATATAATTATTTCACTCTAGAAAACGCTTAATTGGTTGACATTCCACTAAAAATATGGTAGAATCATACTGATTCTAATTTTTGAGGTATACTATGAATGACGATATTGCTGACGAATGGGCCAAAGATTGTAAAATTGATGAGACTCAGTTAGCTCGAGAGTCAAAAAGAATTCCTGAACTTCATAACAAATACTACACGCTATATTATAAGGAGGTCTTGAAAGTTAAAAAACTCAAGGCTGATTATAAGACTCTAGAATTTGATAAACGTGAATATTACGATGGGTCAATGGCTGAGGAAGATCTACGAGATCGTGGATGGAAGCCATATCAGAAAAAAGTACTGCGTAATGAAGTAGATAAATATATTCAAGCAGATAAGGATATTATTACCTTAAGCATTAAAATAGATTATCACTCAGAACGAGCCAAATTTTTGGAAGATATAATCAAAACAATTCACTCAAGAAATTTTGTTATTAAGAACATGATTGATATAATCAAGTTCCAGGCTGGAGATTTTTAAATTATGGAAGTCGTGACCGTCGAGCCATTAAATGCTGTACACATGAAAGTGACTGCTGACGCCGGTACACGACAAGAAATAATGAACTATTTTTCATTTAAGCCTCCGGGTTA